TCCGCATACTCTCCCACAAAGGCGGCTGGCAGTTTGTACATCTCCGCCTTGGGGTCCACGCCAAACTCTTCAGCGGCTTGGCGTAACGCCGATTCATTCTTCATCTCTCCCAAGTAGTCGTATGCCACGGAGTTTAAGGAATAGAAGCGTCTGTTCTCATCAATTAGTGGAGCGGCCAGCATGGTGTCCACCAGCTTTCCCTCCACCTCAATGCCCAAGCGGCGTAGCCAGCCAACATCGTAAGCTGCATTATGGAACACCTTTGTGGAATCGTGCTTGGCTATTTCTTTGGTAAACCAGCGCTTGATGAGGCCACGGTCAAGGTTGCCGCCACCCTCATGGCCGAATGGTAGGTAGGAGTTAAAGCCTTCGTAAGCTACTGCAATGCCTACCACTTCTCCATGTCCTGTAGGCCAACCCGGTCCATGGGTCTTGAGCCGTGGGTCTTTGGTCTCCAAGTCTATTGCGATTTCCGCTATCCCATCGGGCGTAACAGGTAGTTCTTCTAGAGGGACCCACTCGGTCTGCACCCCGAATTTAGGCTTCTTTAACACCTTTTTCATTTAAACATCCCTTGGATACGGTAAGTCGTCTTTTAGTTTCTTCTGGGTAGGAGGCGCAGAGGAGGGCTTGCTTTCCAGTAGCTCAACCAGTTTGTTGACATACCACTGTGCTTTCTTGGCATCCTCCAGAGGGGTCGGATTTTTGATCCGGTAGCGTGACAGGTACTTGAGGGCGTTGCCAACGAGGACCGCCTCATCGCCGGGGAGGTCTTTCGCAACGTCCAGAATCATGTCGATGGTTTCTTGCTTATAGCGCTGATAGTAAGCAGGGGAGATAGGGTTCATACCATCCATCCTCGCATTAAATCCTGGGGCTCCTTGAGAAGTAGGTTTTGTTTGGTTCGTGTGATCCCTGTGTAAAGAACACGGTGAGCATCGTCAGGGTTTCTGGTCATTTGCTCCAGAGCTTTTGTGGTTAGATCCAGTATTAGAAAGACGTTGTCGGCCTCTCCACCCTTTGCACCGTGGACCGTGGACAGTTTGATCTGCGGCTTGGAGTTTAGATCAACGCCTCGTTTAAGAAGGGCGGAGGCATATGCTCTGTCCTCATCCTTTATTCGGTCCAGCACTTGTTCCCAACCACCTTCTGCTTCGAGACCAAAGTGTTCTTTGAGAAGGCCCATGGTAAACAAGTCCTGTGGGTTGGAAGATTTCAAAAGGTTCTTGCTGCCGCGCTTCAACCGCCCGTCCTCACTGCTAATGTGCTTGTAGAGGTTCTCGACTTCTTTGAGAGAGGCTTCTCGATTGTTGCCCTTGGAGAGGTAGTCCCATGTAGAGATAGCAGAGCGCACTTTCTTGGAGAGAGACGGGGAGTTGTAGCGTTCAAAATAATAACCCTGACTTTTCAAAAAGTACGCAATGTCGTTGAGCATGTAATTGGCCTGAGCCATGATAAGCCATTGATCTGAAAAGTCTATTCCATAATGGTCTGACACAGTCCTCACGCTCCCTTTCTCAGCTCGGGGAGACCAGTCCTTCTTCTGACGGGTTCGTATGCGATTGACAATTCGGTTGGCTAGTTCAAAAACTTTCCAAGGAACGCGATAGCTCTGACTAAGAACCTCACTGCTTCCTTCAAGTGTTATGAACTTTTTTATCTCCGCCCCATTCCACCCAAATATACCTTGGTCATCATCTCCCGCTATGTACATCCGCTCACATTTTGAATTTAAGATATGAGCGATCTCCCACTGTAACGGCGTGAGATCTTGCGCCTCATCCAGAAAGACTACTTTCAGTTTTGGGACAAGCTCCGGGGACGCTGCAAGTTTAGACAACATGTCTGTGAAGTCAGTAAGGTGGTTGGCTTGCTTGAAGCTTTCGTACTCATTGAAGATATGTTCAAAATGATAGAAGGGCTCCAGAAGGTCTGTATTGTTGTAAGCCCACCGAGGGCCGTGGAGCGTGGTCCGTGCTAAGTCAATCGCTCTCATTATCGGATGGCTGCTGCGGAAAGTAACAAAGCCTTCGTCTTCGGATATCTCTACTCCATCCACAAGGTTCACGCCGACCTTCTCGCTAAACTCTTTTAAGTGGCTCTCTTTCAAGACATCGGCGGAGCTGAGGCCTAGGGACTGAAACGCCATGGAGTGTAGGGTTCGGAAAAACAGGAAGTCTTTTTCCGGGTCCAGATTAAATCTTGCTACGGCTCTGTCCCGAGCTTCGTTGGACGCTTTCTTGGTGAATGCAAAGTAGCCTATTTCATTTGCCTTCACGCCATCTGCCAGAAGCTTCTCAACATGGTTAAGCAGGGTTGTTGTCTTTCCAGTTCCGGGTGGTCCAAATATTCTAATCATCTCGTTTCCTTACAATGGCATCTAAATCGTACCCCATGGCATGAAGCATTTTTTCGACTTTATAGATGGAGAGTTGGCGTGGCTTACTTGTATTTTCGTATTCGGATATAGTGCGCTGCGACAAAAACGTGCGGTCTGCCAGTTCCTTTTGTGATAGCTTTTTCTCCAGCCGCAACTCCCTAAGAAGAGCGGACCAATGGTCCTGTTGCTCGTTGTTATATGTCTTGACTTCCTCTGCCACGCCAAGGAAATAGTGCTCGGGACAAAGTGGTACTTCAGAGACCACGGTAACAGCGGCTTTGTAGCAGTGTCGGCAGAAGACTTTCTTTTTCCGCATTAGAAGGGCTCCTCGGGTCCTTCAAAGCGAGAACTGAACTCCTGTTCGATCTCCTCATAGGCTGGAATGCTCCAGCATCGTATAGGTCTGCCGTTTATCCGTAGCTGCTCTGACTGTCCGTCAATGTCGCGCAGCCTTTGTGCAATCTTGTTGGAACGGTACTCAGTGAACTTGTTGCGTTTGAGATAACCCTCAAAGTCCTTCAACCGGAAGTAGGTACGATGGGTTGTCTCATTGGTCCATGGGCGGCGAAGCAGGATCTCTTCTTTATCAAGAGCGGACTGCATGTGCGTGGTGAACTCTTCTAGCATCTCGTAAAACTGACCTCGCAGACTTGTGTCTTCGGAAGTTGTAATGATAGCACCTTCTGTCTCCACCATGGTTTTTAAAAGTGCATTCATCTGCGACTCCCAAGCCTGTCGGGCAATGGTGCGTGGCATGTGGTTGATCTGTTCCATGCAGAGGATTTGAAACTTTGGCTGACGTTGAAGTGCTTCTGTGTCAAGTTCCACGGGTGAGCCGTTTACGTCTAGGAACCAGAGAGGTGGCTCAGAATCGTATTTACGAAGGTTCGCAATGCTTGCGGTATTGATGTCACCCCCGACACCATACCGGCGAGAACGGCAACGGTCCCGATTGCAAAAATTGCAAATTGGCTGGTCTTCACACTTGTACTGATAGTCTTTCTTATGCAACTGAGCAGCGACAATGTTAACCTCTTTAAGATCAAGAGGAGGGTCCATAATTGCTTGGTTATACTCAAGGATTTTAGTTTCCCAATCATCAGGGTACGCCTTTCTCAGGTACACTCCCAGGTTAAACAGGCCATTGTTCCGTGTGCCCTCGGGGAAGCCCTGCCGTAAAAGCACCTGTAAACAGGGAGGTCCATCCTTGAGCCGCTCGTCAACCTCCGGAGTCTGCTTAACCAGAAGCTTGTCCAGAGCATCGGGCATAACGGCGGAAGCCTCCGCCATCTCCACAAATTCCTGAAGGGTAGCCATCTCGCCGTTTGGCTTGAAGGCGTACCGGAGTCCGTTCTCATGGTTGAAGTAAGGTAGGTTTAGAAAGTTGCCCTTGTCCCCTCGTTCGAGAACAAGAACAATCTGCTTTGGAAAAATCTCGGTGCCTTTAGCACAGCCAAGTTCTGATGCTATCTCCTTCAGCTTGTTTTGCAGAGCCTCTGCCGGGATAGGTTCTTTAAGAAAGAGGAAGACGTGACCGCCTCCGGACTTGGAACGGCACAGCACAAGGGGGAGTTTAAGTTTGTGTATCTTTTGTACAAGTTTGGAATGGTCGAGCGGATAGATGTCAATGTCAATGCAGCCCCACCAGCACTGGCTGTCCTCGTTTATGGGGACAATTCCGACACTGCGTTCCCCGTTAAGGTGCGAGGCAAAAGTATTTGTGTTCCGTTTTTCTTTTACAAAGGTAGCCTTACCCTCGGACTTGCCGCTGGCTTTTTTCCCCGTTACGACAAAGGTGCCGTAGGCCATGTCGAGCCCCCGGAATAGGAGCGCGAATCTTTGTATGAGTTCCCTTTCCATAAAAAATAGCGAGGAGGTTTTACCCCCCTCGCAACACCCTTAAAAGGGTACTTCTTCCTGTTTAACCTTAGACTCTTCGCGCTGATGTTGGACGTTGACTTGTCCTGCGCTTATGCTTTCTGCAAACATCTTGGCTTCAGCGTACAGGTTGGCATTGTCGATGTAGCCTTCCTTGCTAATCTCCCAGCCAAACCAGCTGCCCTTCTTGTTCTCCTCCTTGTGCGTCTTGAGACGAAAGATTTGAGCATACCGAGGCGGCACAAAAAGGTGGCCTTTGCTGTCTTTCATTTTTGCCGCTTTCAATGCGGAGTTCCACTGCTTTGACTTCTTAAACTGAGTCGTTTTCATGGAAACCAGAGCTTGCTGCGTCATCCCCTCGCCATCTAGCGTAAGAACATAGTGTTGAGCAGTACGCTCTAGATACCTTCCATCGCCATCCACAACGTAGTCGTTAAAGTCCTTCTCGTCATCATTGCGGAAGGTGTCTGGTAGGGCAGTCCCTGCTGGATAAATGTTGAAAGGAGCCTTTGATCCTTGGCCCAACGGCTCCCACTCAATATGCTCTAGCCGGTAAGCACAATTAATTACTCGGCAACCATCAGAGCCGTTGATGACTTCCTTGGTGACCGTGTTATAGATGTCTCCAGCCCGAGCGTCTATTTCATCCAGCTCGGGTGAAGTCTTCTGGAGAATTCTGAGGAAAGGCATTGCCAAATCCTCGGTTCCCAGGTTCGTTAAGCCAGCACCAGCGTCCGCCGAAAACATATCGGGATTAAACGCTATTACTTCAGCTTTCTTCTTTTTAGCAACTGCTGTTCTTGCCATCTTTATCGTTTCCTCGTTATTTTCGCATGGTTAGACATGTAAGTGGTTATCGCGTCTGTGGTCACAGGTAAGCCGTCTTCCACGCGACTCTTGAACCAAGCCCTCAACGTGGAGGGCTCAATTTTTTGAGTCTGGTTTGGAATCAGACCTTTATCCGCAACCCATTCGGTAAAAGCCTCTGCCTCGTTCATTTCTCCACGACCAAACGTGACAGTTACATTATTTTTTATAATGTCATCGTCACCACATTGGCGGATAAACTTGAAGGCTTCTTCTTTCTTGTCTACCAAAATGGTAGCCGAATAGACGGGCTTGATTTCGATACGGCTTCCGTCCGAAAGGGTAAGGTTTTCAATACCCAACTCCTCCATCGCATCGGGGAGAAGTTCGTCTGTAACCTTCTTCAAGGATTTCTTGAAGTTCTTATACAAGTCTTCGGCATTATCCACATCTTCCTGCAATCGGGCAGCTTCATTTGCTAGACGGGAGACCTTATCCAGTTTCCCATCCTCAAGCTTGTCGATTTTGTCTGAGGAAGATGTGTTGGCATCAGATGCCATCTGATCTAATATGTCTTTCATACTTTCCTTTCCTAATGTTTCTTGTTTCTACCGTCTTGACGGACGGTCACGTAACTTGTATAGGTAATCCTAGGACTATGCAAGATAAAAAATTCAAATTCTTCACCGAGCCCTACGCTCATCAGAGAGAAGCCTTCGACAAAAGCTCGGAGCAAACCAACTATGCATTGCTTATGGACATGGGCACCGGCAAGACCAAGGTAACTATTGATACTATCGGGCTCTTGTTTGAAGAGAAAAAGATAGACATAGCTGTAGTGGTTGCTCCAAAGGGGGTGATTGCAAACTGGGTGGCCGAGATTGAAACGCACCTCCCTCCGCGCATAGAGCGGGAAGTTCTTTTGTGGAATCCCAATCTGACAGACAAGGTCAAGAAGTCGCTACGGGCGCTGTACACTAAAACAGGGAAGCTCAAGTTTTTGCTTATGAATGTGGAAGCATTCTCCACTGAGAAAGGTACTGACGTTGCAAAGGCCTTTATCAAAATGTTTAAGGCGATCATGGTGGTTGATGAAAGTACGACTATCAAAAACCGTGGAGCCCAGCGGACAATTGCGCTATGTGCAGTGGGCCGTGGTGCGCGGTACAGGAGGATTTTAACAGGGTCCCCGGTCACCAAGAGCCCCCTCGACCTGTTCAGCCAGATGGGTTTCCTTGACCCTGACATTCTCGGGTTCAAAAACTTCTATGCCTTTCAGTCACGGTACGCTTTGCTAGACAAGAAGCACATGGGTGCAAGGATCTTTAATCAAGTTATAGGTTACCAGAGGCTGGACGAGCTGACGGAGAAGCTTTCCAAAAGCTCCTTTCGAGTGCGGAAAGAAGACTGTCTGGATCTTCCTGATAAGGTCTACGAGAAGAGAGAAGTAGCCTTAACCAAGGAACAGGAAAAAGCGTACAAGCAGATGAAGCAGTTGGCTCTCGCGCAACTGAGCAATGGAGAACTTTCTACAACGCACAGTGTCCTGACACAGATCATGCGGCTACAACAGATATGCTGCGGTCACCTGACAGATGACGAAGGCAAAGTTCACGATCTTTCTTCCAATCGCATCAAGTCTCTTTTGGACTTATGTGAAGAGGTACAGGGTAAGGCAATCGTATGGGCAACGTGGACAGCTGACATACGCTCGATTGTTGAGGCCCTGCGAGACCGCTACAGCGTACAAGCGGTCTCAGCGCTCCACGGGGAGACCCCAGACTCGGAACGTCAACATATTGTGGAAACTTTCCAGGATAGACAGTCTGAGCTGAGGTTCCTTGTGGGGCATCCAAAAACGGGAGGGTATGGTCTGACGCTGACGGCAGCAAACACTGTAATATATTACTCGAACAGTTATGACTTGGAGCTGCGCTTACAGAGCGAGGACCGTGCCCATAGGATTAGTCAGAACAACAAGGTCACTTACATCGACCTTATGTCGCCAAAGACGATTGACGAAAAGATAGTCAAGTCCTTGCGTGACAAGATCAACATAGCAAATCAGATTCTTGGAGAGTCTGCCAGAGAGTGGCTAGTCTAGCTTCTTCCAGACCTTACCATCAAATATTTTTGACTGCCGCCTGTTCTTGGAGGGTGGGTCTATGTAGCTCAGGTGTATCCAACCGGAGTTGGGCACGTCCTCCTTGTAGTACTCAAGAATGAGCTGGTCGTATACTACGTTGTCCATGATCCATAGGGCTAGTGCCATGTTGTCTACCCATGGCACCTCAAAGTCTGCTGCCTGTCCCTTGGTGTGCTGGGAATTGGGCCCTGAACCAAGGGCCTCGTTGAGAGCGGCGGATCTAAAGCCACTGGAGGGCCTGATTGGAACAGAGTAGTGCTTTCGCACTGGTTCCAGACCGTGCTTGCAGAGAAGTCTGAGGTTTTCTGTTTGAGCTTCGTCGGGCTCGTTATTAATTCCCAGACGGTCTGCGGTCTGTGACTTGGTCATTTCCCATAGAGAGAAGTTGTAGGAAAGTCTCAAAGGACCATCTGCCTCGGTTTCTTACGGAGAGACACTATGCCTCCCTTGTTGGCGAAGACAGGGTCTGTTGCTCCAAACAATTTCTGGCCTTCAGCCAGTGTGGTTGGGTCTGTTTGTGCGGAGGCCATGTTATTACTAAGAGCAGGGCTTGCGTAATCAAACAAGCTTTTGTTGAGAACGGAAGCCGTGTTAGGTTCGGCTCGTGCAACCTGTACTGGAGAAGGCTCCATCTGGAGAGAAGCAGTAGGACTTCCAAATCTTAGCTGTCTTATACTTTCTCGGTCTTCTCTTTCTTCAACAGGTTCTGTCAGAAGTTCTAGGCCAGCACCGCCCCGTCCGACAGATCTACGGAACATATCCAGCGGGTTCAGGTCATTCATTACCAACGTGTATAAGGTTCCCAGAATATCACTTCTCATTTTTTGTTTAACACGGGAACCACTGATGTCTTCCAGAAAATTTAGCAGGACGTTTTCATTCTTTGCGGCAAGTATCAGCATATCGTCAAGGATGTTTCCGGTTAGTGCTTCTCCTAAACGTCGAAAGATTCTGCCGCCAGCTCCTGCTGCGTACAACTCGTTAATGAACCCTGTCGCTTTAGCGCCAGCCAATGCAAAAGCTCTACCAAAATTGGTGAACAATTCTGTCTGGGCAAAATCGGCCATGTCCTGTAGGTTTCTAATACGGCCAGATGACACATCCCCTATTCCCTTAACCACTTTGTCGAGTGCTTCAAGTAGTTTTGCTCCATGCTCCGGGTTGTCTGCATAGGTTTTGTGAATAAGCGTCACAAAGTTTTCGTTATCAAGAAGTTTTGCCAGCTCGTCTGCCGCTCCAAGGCTTTTAACAGGTTTCCCTAATCGCCTCATGGCTCCTGGAGGAAGCTTTTCGCCGGGTATCTCGACTGCGGTTTGTATTTTTCTCCACACACTCTGCATCAAGGCTCCCTTAAAAGCATCTTTTTGCAGCTTGCTGTCTTTTAGAACACTAAGAAAGTTGTCTATGTCCGTATCTGGAGTCTTAGAGCCCGGACGGGTGATGTTGTCTAGAAGCGAATCTATAACAGTTCCGTACTCAGCTCCGTAAGATTCTTTAAGTGTCTGTACTTCAAAATCGTCATTTTTTAATATTTTACGTGCATGTAGAATAGCTTCGTTAGAAAGCTCGTCTGCAAAAGCACCTCTTCCCCGTAACCTATTTATGGCTTCTAAAGCGTTCAGGTCGTTGGCTTTCATCAGTTCTTCTACAAACTCGGATAAAGTACTTAGACCAAGGGTTCTACCTGTCATTTCCCCGGAAGCTTTGTCTATAACAGGAGCCCCTTCCAGCGCCTCTACTAAGGTTCTTTGTTCCTTATTACCATGCCTTTTTAAAAAGTTAATTCCATCCGCATGTGTCTCCATAAACTCATTTAAAAGATCAACAGGAACCATGTCGCGGTGAATTTTTGTAGCTCCCGCTAGGCGAACCTCTTCCGGTAGGCTTCTTCTTAGCTGGTCTATAAGTACGTACTCAATTAGATCAGCGGCATCTCTTGTTGCTGCGGTGCCTTCGACATTCTTAATATCGTCTTTAAGTCTTAGGCCAAAAGCCCGTCTTTCTTGCCCTATTTCCTGAACTTCATAGGGCCAACCTTCAAGGCTGTAAAGATCCTTGGTGTCATTGTTAAAAGGAAGGTCTGGCTGTATTGTTGCCTGTTGCGTTGTCCTAGGACGGCCCCTAGAATCTAATAAAGGTTTACCGCTTCTATCTAACAGAGGCACCCTCTCAAACTCTGCAATGTTTGTGTCAACCCTTTGTAGGACTGTTTGTAACCTTCGTATCGCTTCCCTTTGTGCAGCAGGATCACTGATCGTTTTACCGGGAAGAACGGTCTGTGCCACCCTCTCGGGAGAAATCGACGGAGTACTGCCATCTAAACTAAGAATATCCCCCATAGAATCTTGGACATGGTAGTACGCTCGGGTGGCCTGTCTGGCTTGCATTAGTGCTACTGTATCTATTTCAGGGAAGTTGCCCTCATTAATTAGTGACTGCAACATCTCTTCTAGGGCTCTGGTGTTAGCCTTCTTTGCCGGTGTCCAAGTGTCTTTGTTAATGGACCTAGAATCTTTAAGCTCGGATATAATATCCTGCACATCTCCTGCGCTGGTATCTCCATCAAGCCTTCCTAGTAAGACTGGACCTCCTTCTTGTGACAAAATAGACTCTGAAACATCCTTTAGTTTGTACTCTTTCTTCAGAAGATCTTTTTGAAAGTTGTCCCGCTTTTTAGTAAGAGCTAGAATCGTGGGACTAGGTTTTTCTACAAGGTTATCCAGCGTGGTTCTTTTTTCTATGAGAGCTTCCAAGTAGTTAGTGGGGGTTTTCCAGGTCCCTCCGGACCCTACATATTTTGGAGGTGCCAGAGTACGCATTACCCCTCCCACGGCATCCTCTAAAGATAGTTCGCCGCTTATAACCTTGTCTGCGCGGTAGTCCCCTACTATGTTTTCTAGCATAGTTGCATTCTCTTCGGTCAGCTCCAAGGGCTGGCGAGAACGTGCGTCTGGAATACCCACTTCGTCTCCAATGCTTTGTGGGATGTTATCTAGCCATGCTTTCCTGTCGGCCACGGCTTTAGGACCTCTTAGAGAACTCCAACGTGCTGTCCCAGGGACCGAGTTTGAGAGGTAACGAACAAGCCCTGCTTGTGCAACTTCGTTAGCCCCTCCGGTTGCTGCATTTTCTACCATCTCTCGTACAAAGGACTTGAGGTCTGTCACAGCGGTGTCTACTTGCTCTCTTTCTAGTACCTGTCGCGCTTCGAGATCTGTTTCGGCTACATTTAATTTGTCTTGTGCGGTGGTAACATTTTCCTCAAGTCTAGCTATTTTTGTAGGTATTTGTTCTGCGGCTACTCGACCAGCACCAAGACCAGCATCTACTTGGGCGGCAAGTATTTGTTCGTCTTGAATACTTTTTGCTAGGTTACGGGCTGAATTTGTACCGCCAATTTGAAAGAACTGTCTCGGGAGATACAATGCGGGATCTACTCCTGCTGCTGAAGACAGTTCCTTTGTGATCTTGTCGATTGCCTCTGCGGGACCAAGACCAGAGACATCTACTTTGG